GTCGGGATGCACCGTTCACTTCGTGCGCGCGGAAATGGATCACGGCCCGATCATCGTGCAAGCGGCGGTTCCCGTTTATTCGGGCGACACGCCGGAAACCTTGGCTGCACGCGTGCTGGACGCGGAGCACAAAGCATACCCGGCAGCCCTAAAAATGATCGCGGATAACCGCGTAAATGTGGTGGAAGAAAAAACCTTCATCCTGGACGAAGCTCCCTCGGCTCCATCCCTTTTCAATCCAAAAGGCTAACCCAAAATCTCGCTTTCTCTCCTTCTGCTTCAAGCTTCCTTTCTCGTCCTTCCGGCAAACGACGGAATCCAAGGAGCCTCTGCACAAGAAAACCCTTCGCCAAATCATCCCAGCGAATTTGTTATGATATCTATGATGTGATTTCGGTGTCTTCTTCGCCAACTTAAGCCAAAACGTCGACCAAGCTTCCTCTCGGAAGTTTAGGCGTGGACGTTGCCCCACTTTTCCCCGTCTGAGGCACGGCGAAGGCGGTCATGGCCCCGCTCCCGCCGGAGGTTTTCTGTTGGGACTGTTGGACGGCGGGAAGGATCTCGGTCGAGCGCGCGCGCGAGACCTGCGTCAAGGACTGCGAGCGCAGCGTGGACGGCAGATTGGTCGAATTATTAATCGAATCGATCATGGTATCCCCTTACGCGCTCTTGAGAAGAGGCCTACCCTGTCCTAGGTATGACACACGCAGCCATCCTAACCGCGAACCGAATGATTCGGTATAGAAAAGCGAGATTAAACAAACCACGAATCGTTGTAAAACGGGATGTTTCCTTTTTAGTCTAAAATAAGTGCGATATTTCCCTTGACATATGGGATAGTCTTGATGTATTGACAATCCCACGGCGTATTGCGCCCCAAAGACAAGGACCCCCAAAAAAATGCTCCCGAACGAATCCAACCAGGCCGACGAAGTTCTGGCGACTCTGCGTGGCGTCATGGAGTCAAGCGAAAGCGACTCCGCGCGCATCCAGGCGGCGAAAATCCTTCTCGAGCGGTTAAGGCCGAAAGAAGACAACGATGAACTCAAACGGCAAGAAGCTGAAGAACGTGATGCGGCTCTTGCAGAAGCGCACGGACTGCTTGCGGAATTTGCCGCGATCAAACTTGCAAGCCTTCACAAGGCAGATGACCTGGATCAACGCGGCAAGACCTGAACAAATAACGCCGCAAGACGATTGGCGAATTTGGCTGATCCTTGCGGGAAGAGGATGGGGCAAGACAAGGACAGGCGCGGAAGACATCGCGTCCTATGCCCTGTGGACCCCCAACGTGCGCGTCGGCGTGGTTGCCCCTACCTATGCCGACGCGCGCGATACCTGCGTGGAAGGCGAGAGCGGCCTCTTGAGGGCCATCCCGCCGTCCTGCATCGAGAAATGGAACCGTTCGATGGGGGAGCTTTGGCTTACGAACGGAAGCCGGATCAAATTGTTTTCGGCGGATCGTCCCGAGCGCCTGCGCGGTCCGCAGCATCACCGCGTGTGGTGCGACGAACTGGGCGCATGGGAAAGCCGAGACGCTTTTGACCAGATGATGTTTGGCCTAAGGCTTGGCGAGGACCCCCGCGTGGTGGTCACAACGACACCGAGGAACACGGACATGATCAGGGAACTTTTCAAACGTCAGCACGACGACGTGGTGGTGACGCGTGGCCGCACGCAGGACAACGCAGACAATCTCTCGCCGCACGTGATGCGACAACTGACGGACCGCTACGGCGGAACGAGGCTGGGGAGGCAGGAATTGGACGCGGAACTTTTGGACGACACGGAAGGCGCGCTCTGGAAACGCGAGCAGATCGACGCCCTTCGTGTCCAAAGCGTACCAGAGCTAAAGCGCATCGTTGTGGCCATCGACCCCGCAATGTCGAGCGGAGCAAACGCGGACGAAACCGGGATTGTCGCCGCTGCCCGAGGCGCCGATGGGCTCCTCTACGTCCTCAGCGATTGGTCGGGCCGCTACGCCCCGGACGCATGGGCGGAACGTGCCATCATGCTCTACACGGACATGCGCGCGCATATGATCGTTGCGGAAGTGAACGCGGGAGGAGAATTGGTTGAGCGCATCCTGCGCCAAAAAGCCCCCCACGTCCTCTTCAAACCGGTCCGAGCCTTAAGAAACAAAGTGGAACGCGCCTTACCCATCGCGGCTCTCTATGAGCAGGGCCGTGTGAAGCACGTAGGCAACCTGTCACCCTTGGAAGATCAAATGTGCCGCTTCACCGCGGACAACAAAATGAGCGCTTCCCCCGACCGCGTGGACGCCTTGGTCTGGGCCCTAACCGAACTAAGCAAAACCCCGCGCGGCGAACCCCGCATAAGATTCCTTTAATTCTCCTATAACATCATTCAAGAAGGCATTTGCATGAGATTCCCCAATCTCCTGAACACTCTTCTGCGTCCAACGCAAACCAAGGCGAGCGCGACCGGCCCCATGATCGCGTGGAGCCACGTTGGCCAACCGAAATGGACCCCCCGCCGCCTGAGCAATCTCGCGGAAGAAGGCTTCCGTAAAAACGTGGTCGCCTACCGCTGCGTCATGCAGATCGCGACGGCGGCCTCCGCCGTGCCGTGGCTCCTCTATGGTGCGGAAGGGCAGGAGTACGACGATCACCCCCTGCTAAGCCTGCTCGCGCATCCAAACCCTTGCAGGATGGTGTCTCCTTCATGGAAAGCCTCTACGCGAACCTGCAAATTTTTGGCAACGTCTACATCGAAGCGATCCGTCCGAGCGCAATGGAACCGCCCACGGAACTCTATATCCTGCGTCCGGACCGCATGAAAGTGATCCCCGGCGCCACAGGCCTTCCGCAAGGCTACCAATACGGCGTGAACGGCCAGCTTACGACATGGCCTTCCGATCCGTTGACCGGAGAGTCGACTATTCTTCACCTGAAACAGTTCCATCCCCTCGACGACTGGTACGGCCTCGCGCCCATGGAAGCGGCCTTACAGTCCATCGATCAGCACAATGCCTCCGGCGCATGGAATCAAGCTCTTTTAAATCAAGGCGCGCGGCCGTCGGGAGCCTTGGTCTATTCCCCAAAAGACGGCGGTCCCACGGCGCTGACCGACGACCAGTTGCAGCGCCTGCGCGAAGAAATGGGCAGGCTCTATCAAGGCGACCGAAACGCAGGCCGTCCCCTAATCCTCGAAGGCGGCCTCGAATGGCGCGAGATGAGCCTGAGCCCAAAGGACATGGATTGGCTTTCGGGCCGTAACAATGCGGCGCGCGACATCGCGCTGGCCTTCGGCGTTCCGGCCCAGCTCATCGGCATCCCGGACGCGCAAACTTATGCGAACATGGAACAAGCTCGCCTCGCGTTCTACGAAGAAACAATTTTGCCGATAATAACGCGCACGATTGCGGCCATGGACCACTGGCTCTGCCCAATGTACGGCGACACGCCGGAACTGGATTTCGACCCGGACAGCATCAGCGCCTTGACGGAAAAACGCCAAGCCCAATGGAGCAAAATCGACGATGCCAGCTTCCTAACCCAAGACGAAAAACGCGACGCCGCAGGCTACAGTCCCCTGCCAGAAACACCCATCAAACGATCTGCCTCGGCCCGATCAGCCGTTCGAGAATCGTCAAAGCGGCGTCATGAAGATCCTTGCCGGAGTGGCTCGCGCATGCGGAAGAAAGAACGACCGGCCGGAGCCCAAGCTCGAACAAGTCCACCGCCGTCTTGAGAACGCAGGCGTTCGTGTCCAGGCCGCAAAGATGAACCTCCGAAACGCCGAGTTCTTTAAGCCGCCGGAGGAAAGCATCGTTCATGCAACTGTAAAGGCCCTTGACGACAACCTCTGCGCCGGAACGTGGGGTAAAGGCCAACTCGGTTTCCTCCGATCCTTGGGAAAACTTGTTCCACGAGAGGAGCGTCCGGTACGGCGAATGCGGTGGATTGACATAACGAAACACAAAAACGGAATCGTATTGGTTCTGCAAATCCTGAACGATGCCCGGAATGTGTTTCGAGGCCTCGTTGATGAGGCCCTTTTGAACGTCAATGATGACAAGACAGGATGACATGGCTTCGGCCCAGCATAAGTGATGGAACCCGATTGTAACAGCTCGCGCCCCAAAAGGGCGCGTTTTTATTAACACCAACAGGAACAACTTCATGGATGTCAAACATTTGACCTGCGCCCTGAACGTAAAAACGCTCGGCGGCGACGGGATCTTTCTGGGCTACGCCAGCGTGTTCGGCGAGCTCGACCAGCAAAACGAAATCGTCGCAGCGGGTGCGTTTGCGCGAACGCTCGAAAAATGGCGGCGACAAGGCCGTTCCCCAGCCCTTCTCTGGATGCACGACCCGACCCAGCCGATAGGTGTCTGGCAGGATCTGGCGGAGGACGGGAACGGCCTGCGCGTCGAAGGAAGGCTCGCACTCCGTACGCAAAAAGGCGGCGAAGCCTATGAGCTTCTCAAGCTGGGCGCACTCACGGGCCTATCGATTGGCTACCGCGTCATTGCAAGCCGCATCGACGCGCCGCGCAAAGCGCGGGTCCTGACCGAAGTCGATCTTTTCGAAATTTCCCTCGTGACGTTTCCGGCGAATGAAGCCGCGCGCGTCAGCGACGTGAAAAACAACGCCCATGCCCCGGAGGTATCCGAAGCTGCGGAACGCCTCCGGAAAGCGGCACGAGCGTTGACGGAACACTAAGTCAACAATGGAGAAAATAACGATGATAGATATGAGCGAAGTGCGTTCGGCCACGGAAACGCTGGCGCGGGCCTTTGAAGAATACAAAAGCGTAAACGACCGCCGTCTCGACGACATCGAGCATCGCGGTTCCCCGGACGTGCTCGACGACGAGCACCTAAGCCGCATGGACAAATCCATCAACCGGCTCCAGGACGACATCACAAGCCTAAAAACCTCGATCCTGCGCCCCACGAAGGGGCACAGCCTGCAACAGCCTTCGGACAGTGCTCATAAACAGGCGTTTATGACCTACGTAGCCAAGGGGTACGATTCCGAGCTTGCGGCATATGAATCGAAAGCTCTTGACGTTCTCAACAGCGCCGAAGGCGGGTTTATGGTGCCGTCGGAACTGTCGGACCGCATCGTCTCGCGCCAGTTCGACACCACGCCGATGCGCCAGATTGCGACGGTCATGAGCATCTCGACCGAAGCGGTGGATATGCTTCGCGATACGAACGAGCCGGTAGCCCAATGGGTCTCCGAGCTCGGCGTGCGCGAGGACACGGCGGACAACGGGATCGGACGTATCCGCATCCCGGTTCACGAACTCTACGCCCAACCGAAAGCGACGCAAAAGCTTCTGGATGACGCGCTGGTGAACGTCGAGGAATGGCTGATCAACAAAGTCGCCTCAAAGTTCGCGAGGGCCGAGAACAACGCGTTCGTGGTCGGCGATGGTGTTGGTATGCCGCGCGGCTTCACGACCTATACAGCGACAACGGCCGAGGACGACGCCCGTACTTGGGGCGTCCTTCAATACGTTCCCACGGGCGCGGACGGAGCGTTTTCGTCCAGCAACCCTGCGGATTGCCTGTTCGAGCTGATGCATAAATTGCGCGTTGGGTACCAGCCGGAAGCGGTCTGGGTCATGCCTCGTGCGGTCGCGGACATGATCCGCAAGTTCAAGGAAAACTCGTCCCAAGCCTACATCTGGCAGCCGGGCCTTCAACAAGGCGTGCCCGCCACGCTCTTGGGCTTCCCAGTCGTTCTCGGCGAAGACATGCCCTCGGTTGCTAGCGGAAGCCTTTCGGTTGCCTTTGGCAACTTCAAGGAAGGCTACACGATTGTTGATCGCCTTGGCATGCGCATCCTGCGCGATCCCTACACGGGCGCTCCCTTCGTCAAGTTCCGGTGCACCAAGCGTACAGGCGGCGACGTTGTGAACTTCGAAGCCATCAAGCTCCTGAGCTTTTCGGCCTCGTAATTTTTTATCCCATTGAAAGGAGTTTTTGACATGGCAAACCGCGATCTTTTACGCAATCAGCTTGTCATACAATCCCTCGCGCCCGCCGCGAGGGTTACGGGAACGGCAACCGGAACAGCGGTCGATCTTCAAGGCTTTGACGGCGCGGTTATTGCCGTTTCGTTCGGAGCCTACACCGACGGCACGCATACGCCCACGATCGTCCATTCGGACGATAACGAGACGTTTGAAACGTGCGTCTATGGCGCCGACCTCGATGGCCCCTCGGACCTCGCTGCCGTCAGCGGAAGCTTGGGAGCGAACACGGTGCAGCAAATCGGCTACAGCGGCGCCAAACGCTACGTGGCCGTGGTTATGACGACGACTGAAGCCACGACCGGGGCGCTCAGCAGCGCGTCCGTGCTCGTAGGATACCCCCACCGCGCACCCACGATGTAAAGCATGTTTTCGTTCTCTCTTCTGACGCCTCCGTCCGCCGAGCCTGTCTCGCTGGACGAGGCGAAAGCACACCTGCGTCTTGGCACAACGGACGACGACGCGTTCGTCTCCAATCTGATCAAAGCCGCGCGTATGTGGGCCGAAAGGTACACAGGCCGAAGCTTTATGACGCAGACGTGGCAACTTGCGCTCGATGGTCTGCCAGACGCCTCCATGGACTGGTGGGACAACGATCCGACAAGCCCGCTTCTGGGCTTGAACGTGGCGCGTTTCCTGAGCTTGCCCCGTGCGCCGTTGCAAAGTGTCACGTCCGTCGAAATTTTTGACGACAACGACACCGCGACGACATGGGCGGCGTCCCATTACTTCGTGGACACGCATCGTGAACCGGGTCGGCTTGTCCTGCGCTCGGGGGCCTCTTGGCCCATGCCCACAAGGCCCGCGAACGGCATCGTAGTGACTTATGTCGCTGGTTACGGCGACGACGCGATGTCTGTGCCGGAGCCGATCCGGGCCGCGATCCGGGAACGTGTTGCGCACGGGTATGCGCATCGTGGCGACGAGGAGCCGACGGTCCTGTCGCGTGGCTCGTTCGCGGCGGAAGCGCTGCTCGATCCATACCGGCTTCGTTTTACGGGGATCTGATATGAAAATTGCGGAGCTTAACAAACGCGTCGCGATTCAGGCCGAACAGCCCACCGCCGATGGCGCAGGCGGCTACGCCTTGGCGTGGATGACCTGTGCGACTGTCTGGGCGAAGATCAAGCCGTCTACAGCCAAGGAGCTTGTGGCCTCGGGGCGTCTTGAAAGCCACGTCACGCATACGATCACCGTGCGTTGGACGAAAGCCACCGTCATCACGTCGGATATGCGCGTCCTTTATAACGGACGAACGTTCGCCATCCACGGCGTTGTGAACCCGAACGAAAGCAACAAGTGGACGGTCCTTCTGGCCGAGGAAGGGAGCGCTACATGAGCGCCATCCTCTTCAACGTCCAGACGGCGATTGTCGATGCACTCACGTCCGTGGCCACCATGCCTGCGGTCTACGACCACGTGCCGCCCGAAGTCGCCTTTCCGTATGTCGTCTACGGCCCCGTGCATGTGACGCCGTACGACGCAAAAGCGGAAACGGGCTTCGAGCAGGTGGTGACGCTCACCATCTGGTCGCGCTACCGGGGCGGCAAGGAGACGCGGGAAATCTTCCAAAGTCTCTACGATGTCCTGCACCGCGCTTCGTTATCTGTGGAAGGGCAGGACGCGCTGTACTGCGAATTTCATAGTGCGGATTTTTCAAGGGACGCCGACGGCTTGACCTACCACGCCGCCGCGCGTTTCACCGTCGTAACCCAGAGTGCGTAACATGAAGAAAAAAACCTATTCCATCGATCAACTGGCGACGGAGACGGTGCGCAAGGCTCAAAGCGAAGCAGCGACGTTGCAAAGCGACCTGAAAAAGCTTCGCACAAGCCTGCGTAACATGGATCGCTTGCCACAAACGCCAAAAATCAAAGCCAAGCGGACGCGGACAAAAAAATTAACTTCGACCGCGAACGTTTTTGGCATTGACCTCGACAGCCTCGGTCTTTTGGGCATGGAAAGCTTGCTCGGCGACGTGGATCTCTTAAGCGTTGGGCAACAGGCGAGCCGGAATCTGACGCGGATGCTTTTGGGACAAAGGATACGCTAAATGGCCTTCGATAATATCCAGCTGCCGCTTCGAGTCGGATTCGGCTCATCGGGCGGCCCAAATTTTTCGACTGACATCGTTGTGATCGGAAGCGGCTATGAACGTCGCAACCAGAACTGGGCGCAGGCCCGCCGCGTCTATGACGCGCGAACAGGTGTGCGCTCGGCCTCGGATGCCGCAGCGCTTCTAACGTTTTTTCATGCGAGGGCCGGACGTGCGCGGGGCTTTCGCCTCAAGGACTGGAGCGATTTTTCAAGCGCCTCCGATCATATCTCTGCCCCAACGTTCACGGATCAAACGTTGGGAACGGGCGATGGAACGACCCAAACATTCCAACTCATCAAAAACTACGCAAGCGGCGGCGTGACCCATGCGCGGGCGCTCACGAAGCCCGTCGAGGACAGCGTTCTTGTCGGTGTGAACGATGCGATCCTTGAAACCGGTTGGAGCGTCGATGCGACCACGGGCGTTGTAACGTTTGCAACAGCCCCGGCTGCGGGCCTTGCCGTGACGGCGGGCTTTCTTTTCGACGTTCCTGTGCGTTTCGACACCGATTGCCTTTCGCTCACCGTCGAGAACTATGCGACCTACGAGACCGATGTGCCTCTTGTCGAAATAAGGGTTTGACGCATGAAAACACTTTCTTCCGGTCTTCGGGATCATCTTTCCGAAGAGACCACGACGCTTGCCACGTTTGTCAAAATCACGCGGCGGGATGGGATCGTCAAAGGCTTCACCACACACGACCGGGATGTGTTGGTGTCGGGCGTGACCTACAAAGCCGAAGGCGCTCTGACCCCCAGTGCGATTGAAAACAGGGCGGGTCTTGCGGTCGATAACCTCGATATCACGGGTGTTCTCGACAGTACCGAGATTTCGGAAGACGACATAGACACCGGTCTTTATGACTTCGCGCGGATCGACGTTTCTATGGGGAACTGGGCAGATGTGACGCAAGGCGTCGTCCAACTCCGTCGCGGATGGCTCGGACAGGTCACGCGAGCGGAAACTCATTACGTTGCTGAAGTGCGCGGCCTGCACGATCTTTTACAGCGTCCCGTGGGCGACTATTATACGCCCGAATGCCGGTTCGATCTCGGCGACAGGTCCTGCGGGATCGGCGTTGCGGCCCTGACGGTTGCGGGAACGGCCACAAGCGTGACCAACAACGCCGCCTTCGCCGATACGGCCCAGACCGCCGATACAGGGACATTTGATTACGGCGTCCTTACATGGACGTCGGGTGCGAACGAGGGCCAGAGTATGGACATCAAGGCATGGGACAAAACGACGCATACGTTCACGCTGTGGCTTCCTATGCCGGATGTGATCGCAGTGGGCGATGCGTACACGGCGACGCCCGGATGCGATAAACGTTTTGCAACGTGCAAAAACACGTTCTCGAACGGCGCACATTTTGGCGGCTTCCCCTATGTGCCGGGCGTTGGAAATATTTTGGCGTATCCGTCATGAGCGATTCCGTGAAAACCATGATCGACGCGGCAAGGGCCTGCATCGGGACACCCTTTCACCATCAGGGACGCGTTCCTGGCGTGGGCCTCGATTGCATTGGTCTTGTTGTGGCGGCGCTCAAAGCTGCGGGCGTATCCGTGCGCGACCGTACGGATTATGCGCGCAGGCCGGACGGCAAAAGCCTCGTCGCCGCTCTCGAAGACCATGGGGCAGTCCGGGCGGATACGATCCGGGCGGGCGATGTTTTGGTATTCCGATACGACCGACAGCCCCAACACGTTGCGCTCGCCACGAGCGACGTGACGATGATTCACAGTTTTGCGCCGTCCGGGAACGTCGTGGAGACCTCACTCGGCGCGTATTGGAAACGCCGTGTGTGCGGCATTTATCGGTTCTTTTCGTAAAGTATCATGGCATCCGTTGTTTTAAGATCCGTCGGCGCGGTCGTCGGAAACGCTCTTCTTCCCGGCATCGGCGGAGCTTTGGGCGGAGGTCTTGCCGGAAGTCTCGGCAACGTCATCGACAGCCAACTCGGGCTTGGCACCACCGTTACCGGGCCAAGGCTCGACAATCTTTCGGTACAGGATTCGCGTTACGGCGCGGGCCTTCCGATCGTCTATGGCAACGCGCGGGTGGCGGGGAATGTCCTCTGGTGTTCGGATCTGATCGAAACCAAACATACGACGACATCCGGCGGCAAAGGAGGCGGCGTCACCACAAAAACCTATACCTACAGCGTCAACGGCGCCATCGGCATGTGCGCCGGGCCGATTGCGGGCATCAGCACCATATGGGCCGACAGCACGGTGATCTATCAAGAGGGGGTATGGACGTCTGGGCTTTTCGATGGCGTGTCAATCTATCTCGGTGCGGACGATCAGGAACCGGATAGCTTCATGGAATCGATCCTCGGTTCCGGCAACGTCCCGGCCTATCGCGGCTTGGCATATATCGTTTTCGATAATTTGCAGCTCGACGACTTCGGCAACCGTCTTCCTAACCTTACGTTTGAAATCGCGGCCTCGACGGAAACGAAAGATCCTTCGTGCCTCGGGCAGACAAGCGCCGCGCTGTCCCAGTGCGCACAGAGCGTCCAGAACGGGTCCATGGCGCCCATCGCACTTGAAAGCAACGGCAAGGATATGCAGACCGCGCTTATCGGTGGGTTTTCCTTCAGCGGGAGCACGGCGACGTTTCTCGCGTCTGCATATGATGTGATGGGAAAGACGCCATCGCTTCTTTCGAGCACTTCGAGCGCGAGCTTCGCAATCGCGTCGTCGCTTGCGGACTGTGCGTGGTCCTTGAGCCCGGACGGGCGGTTTGTGGCCTGTTATGCGCAGACCGCATTGGCCGTGTCGCACATTTTTACGCTCTACGACACGCAGACTCACTCGTTTGGGCCTATCCTGACCGCGACGCTCTCGACGTCCTCGGTTTACAAAAACATCGCGTGGCTCGATGCCCAGCATATCGTCATCGACGATGTAGCGGAGGACATCCGGGGCCTGCGTGTTTTTGCCCGCGCGGGAACGGGGCTTATCGACCTTGGCTTCACCGGGCTTTGGGGAAGCGGGAGCGGAACCTCAAGCAAGCCGTTCTATGGCGCACAATATACGCCCTATGCCGATGGGCTGCTCGCGTATAATTATATCACGGGAACCAAAACCTTGCGGGCGCGGACGGTCGTTTGGCGCGACAACGCGCTTTCCTTGGGCGATGCCTATATCCTTGCGAGCGGGCTTGCCGTGGGGACCGGAAGCGGCATGCATGCACGGTTTCTGAAGACCGCAAGCGGCGAGTGGACGCTCTTTTACGGCACAGTTCTGTATTGCTGTCTTATGTCGTTCGAGCCTTCGGATGTGTCTGCCGTCATCACGCGGCCTTGGCAGACAATTACGCAGAATTTTGGAACGGGGTCGACGCATTATCCCGTTTTTTACGGTGACCGCCTGCTTGTCTTTCAGAATGGGATCAACGGTGGATACTATCTTCTTTCCGAAATCCGGCTCGACGACGGGTGTTTTACCCTTTCCGTAGACGCGCTGGACATCGCGGAGATCCTCAACAATTACGATGTTTTTTGCGCGGTACGGATCGATGCCTCGCGGCTTTTGTTTCTGGCCTTCGGCGGCTCGGCTTTGTCTTTGCGTCAACTCGCCGTTATCGAGCGCAACGCGGTCGGAAGCGTCGCCTCTGTGCTCGCCGATCTTCTCGACCGCGCCGGCTATGAGGACGGCGATTACGATGTATCAGCCCTCGCGGACGTTTCCATACAAGGCTACATCGTTCAGGAGCCGATGAGTGCGCGCAACGCGATTGAGCCGCTTCAAACCTATACACCGTTCGACCTCGTCGAGACTGGCGGGCAATTGAAGGCCGTGGCCCGGGGCGGCGGTTCGGTCGTGACGCTTGATTCGACCGAATGGAGAGCGGCGTCTGAAGACAACGATCCGCCCCCGCCGCTCCTTGTGACTCGTGCGCAGGAGATGGATTTGCCGCGGGAGGTAGCGCTGGATGTGCTCGATCCCGCACGGAATTTCGAGGTCAATTGCCAGCGTGCGCGGCGGAGGGCTTCCTCGGCGCGGACGGTTCAGAAAATCTCGCTACCCGTCGTATGCAGCGCTGCAACCGCCAAGCAGATTGCGGAGACCAAGCTTTACACGGCGTGGTCCGAGAGAAATCTCGTCCGGCTTTGTGTGTCGCGGACGTGGCTGGCACTCGATCCGGCGGACGTTATCGATCTTGGCAATGGCAATCTTTTGCGGATCGCCTCGATTGTGCAGACGGGATCGCTTCTCAAGATCGAAGGATTTTACAGCCATCCCGACAGTCTTAGAAGCGCGGCATCCGCCGACGGCGGGCGCGGGATCGCGTCCTGCGGGACGGAGGCGGTGCCGTCGGTTTTATATGCGATGGATTTGCCTCTGCTCCGGGACGCTGATGATCAGCCGGGGATTTATGTCGCCGTGTCGGGGCTTTCCGGGTGGAAAAGCGCGTCCGTTCTTCGGTCGAGCGACGGTGCGACGTACGAGGCGTTTTGTTCAAGCGACGTTTCTGCCGTGGCGGGAATGGCCACAACGGTTCTTGAGGACGGCGCGCCATATTATCGGGACGACGCCCACACCGTGGATGTACAGGTTCTTCAGGGAAGTGTGTCCAGTTGCTCGGATGAGTCGCTTTTGAACGGGGCGAATGCCGCGCTGCTCGGGGATGAAATTATTCAGTTCAAGACGGCAACCCTCACAGGGCCGGGGCTTTATACGCTTAGCGGCCTTTTGCGCGGGCGGAGAGGGACGGAAGGTGCGACGGGCACCCACTCTGTGGGTGAGGCGTTTGTTCTTCTTGAAAAAGGGGTCGTGGATTTTATCCCGGACGTTTTAAGCCATCGCGGGCAGGCCTTTTCGTTCCGGGCGCTCAGTTCGGGACAGACGCTCAGCGAGGCGCAGGATTATACGCTCACCTATGGGATGAAGACGCTTTGCCCGTTCGCGCCCGTTCACGTCAAAGGCGTGCGAAGCCTTGGGACAAGCGGCCATCTCACGCTTTCGTGGATCCGGCGGGCGCGGGTCAATGCCGCATGGCTCGACAACATCGACGTGCCGCTTGACGAGGATCGTGAACTATATGCGGTCGAGATTTTGAACGGAACGGAGGTCGTCCGGACTTTTTCAGATCTTGCGGAAGCGTCTGTCACGTACACCGCCGCCCAGCAGGCCGAAGACTGGGGCGGGGATATTCCGGACGCAATGACCCTCCATGTTTATCAGGTCGGCACGCGGTTCGGAAAAGGGGTCGCTGCGACGGAAACCGTTTAATTTTCAAGGAGGATTTTTCATGTCTTCGACGCCTCATCTGGCTCTCGATTATATCGCTGCGTCTCAGGCGCAGAAGGAAGTGACGCATAACGGGGCGCTCAACGATCTCGATTTTCTCGCCAAAACGTCTGTCATAAGCGCGACGTTTGCCACGCCTCCGGCGTCGCCCGGTACAGGCGACACCTATATCGTTGGTGCGTCGGCAACCGGCGCATGGACGGGATTCGATGGGCGCCTAGTCGGGTATTACGGCGGTTGGTCGATCAAGACTCCCGTCGCAGGGTGGACGGTTTGGGATCGGGCGACGGGCCGCGTCCTGTATTACACCGGTGTGACGTGGGCGCTTCTAACGACGCCGAAACTTGACACGACGGCAACGTGGAATCCTGGAACCTTGGCTAGCGGGGCCGGGGCTTCGACCTCCATTTCCGTTCCCGGCGCGGCGTTGGGGGATTTTGCCTCTGTGGCTGCGTCTTATGACCTTCAGGGGTTGCAGGCGTCCGCTTATGTCTCCGCCGCCGATACCGTAGTTCTTCGCGTGACCAATTTGACCGGGGCAAGCATCACGCTCGCTTCGGGGACCTGGCGCCTGCGTGTGACCAAGGCTTAGTTTCAATCGTAAGGAATTTTTTAAATGGATGTTTTCAAGGACGAGGCCTTGTGGGCGCGGCAGGTCAATCAGGACGGAATCAATCTTATCAAGGAATTCGAGGGGCTGCGGCTTACGCCCTATCTTTGTCCCAGCCGGATCTGGACCATCGGCTATGGCCATACGCGTACTGTTTATGACGGCATGCGCATTACCAAAGAACAGGCCGAGCTGCTTTTGCAGGAAGATTTGAGGCTCTTCGAACGTGCCGTGGCGCGGCTTGTGACCGCGCCATTGAACGATAATCAGTTCTCGGCGCTGGTGTGCTTTGCGTTCAATGTGGGCGTGGGGAATCTTGAGTCCTCGACGCTTTTGAGACTTCTGAACCGTGGTTGGTACGAACAGGTTCCGGCGCAGCTTATGCGTTGGGACCACGCCAACGGCGAAGTCATGGGCGGCCTCGCGCGGCGCAGGGCGACCGAGGCTCAGCTTTGGAATCGGACATGACTTTTCTCAACAAAATTTGGGCCGGCGTCGGGGCTGCGGCGGCGTTCGTGGTCGTGTGGCTTTGGGGTGTCAATGCGCTGCTCCGGGCGGAGTTGGCAGAAGAGCGAACCCACAATACGCTTTGCATGATGGCCAACGATACGTTTGCTGCGCAGGTCGCCAAGCAAAACGATGCCGTCGAAAAAGTGAAGGCGGCGGCGTTGAAACGGGAAAAGGCGGCGCGGGAGAATGAGGCCGTGGCTCAGGAGCGGGCGCGTGGGTTTTTGGCGGCTGCGGAGGTCTTGCGAAAAATCAAGATGCAGGGCAATGCGTGCAAGGATGCCGAGTCCTTGTTTAACGCCTATCTGAGGGGGATGAAATGAGATGCGTTTTGAGCCTTTTGTTTTTGGCTGGATGCGCGGCGACGCCCCCTGTTCTCATGCCCGTCACGGTCGAGGTTCCCGTGGCTGTGCCGTGTCGGATCGCTTCCGTCGAAAAACCTGATTTTGCGTTTGGACATGTGTCGGTTGACGATAATCTTGCCGAAAAGGCTCGAGGCGCCTTGATTGAGCTGCATCAACGGAGGGCTTATGAGGCGTTGCTGGAAGCGCGGGCGGCGGCGTGCGAATGAGGGCAAAACAGTCCTGACCGCGTATGTTGCCTTAACAGCGGAAAAGATCGTTTTTCTTGCGCAGTTCTTTCTTATAGCTGTGCCTAATATTATGATATTTTGTTAT